TCATAAGCATTCGTTCTATGATTATGGTATTAATATGGTTGAAAGAAAAATTGGTCAGCCACAAAAAGATGACCATACTGAACGTGTACCATATAGCAATATCACCTACGATTTTGACTTAATAAATGGTAAGTCGAGCTATGGAGAAAGAACTATTTCATACAAATTTGAATTTATTGAATTTCGTCGTGGATACGCAACTGAAAAGCTAATAAATATAAAGTCATGGCTACATTGGATTGGTAGAATGCGGTTACATGATGATATGATACCTTCATATAGCTTTTCTGTGCGTGAGCCACAGATAGATATTTCTGAAAATCACAATATATATACAATAGACTTAATATTTATGGCAGAACCAGATATGCTGAAAGACCCTATATTATACATTCACGGAGATACAACTCTTCCAGACGTAAATGGCGATGGGGTCGCAGACGCTGCTGATTCATCTCTTATTTTATCAGCATACATATCATTTATGCAAACTGGAAAATATGGCTTTACTGGTGCATACAAGTTGCAAACATCTGAGCCAGATGATTGGGCAACAAACTTTAAAAATTATTATATACTTTCTGACAATGCTTACTCAAAGATATCAACTGAAACCGTTCCGACATGGGCTGAAAATACATATTATACGCAAGTCCTTACAGCAGAACAACAAATTCAACGAGCTGATGCAAATATGAACGGAACAATTGACGCAATAGACGCATCACTTGTACTCCAATTTTACTCTAAATTTCAGATGCACGAGTATGAGGATATGACACAAAATGAAGCATGGGCATCATTCATTAATGAGTATCTATCACAGCAACAGGAGTGAATAAATGTATAAAATAATTGCAATTAACGGAGACAAAGAAACAATAATTCATGAGGATACTGAAAATTCAATTGCATTTGTAAATTCATGCAAATTCACTGAATCTGTAAATGAAATTCCAACAGCTGAATTTACAATAATTCCATTAAATCCTGCCTATTCAGACGGACTACACGATAGAAAAACGATTATTAAAATCATAAATACCCAAAGTGGCAGCACATCATTTGAGGGATTTCTCTTGCAAACTTCACAGGAAATGTCATCTGATGGAAAAGTATATAAATCCTGTAGTTGTGAAGGATTTCTTGGATGCTTGTGCGACACAATACAGCCATATCATAATTATGATAATACAACAGCCGAAGAGTTTATTACCACTATTCTTTCAATACATAATAGTATGACATCTCCCGATAAGCATATCAGCCTTGGAATGTGCAATATTTCAGGCGATAATACTAATAGCAAAACAACAGCATATCGTAGCACGTTGCAGGAAATAAAAACTAATCTGATGGATAGACTCGGTGGCGAAATCCGCATACGGAATGTAAGCGGTAACCTTGTACTGGATTATCTTACATCATATGGCTCAGAAAGCAGTACGACTATTGAACTTGCAAAAAATATACGTTCTCTTAATGTTTCTACTGATAGTACAACTATAGTTACACGGCTCATTCCTCTTGGCGCACAACTTGACAGCAGTTCAACCAGTGCGGAACGATTAACTATAGCATCTGTTAATAATAATTGTATATATATTGATGACGCTTCAGCAATTTCCAAATTTGGAATTATAGTAGGAACAATAGAATTTGATGACATAACCGACCCATCAAATCTTATTATAGCAGGCCAAAAATATCTTCAAAATAACAACAAAATCAAAAAGTCATACTCAGCAGAGGTTCTTGACTTATCAACAATTAATCCCTCAGAGTCTGAAATTATAGCAGGAAACACATATCATTTTAAAAATATCTTTATGGGTATAGACGAAAATCTAAGATTGATGAAACGCACTGTAGACATATATACACCATACAAGCCTATAATTGAAATTGGCGATAAAGCTGAAAGAATAACTGATATTGCTGCAAGAACTGAAAAACTTATTCAATATGATTTACCACAACAAAAAAGTGATATATTGGCATCTGCAAAGGCTATAGCAACTGCACTTATAAATGCTGGAATTAATGGATATGTGGTTGTAAACTCTAATGAGATTCTAATAATGGATACACCTGATAAAACAACAGCAGCAAAAGTATGGCGATGGAATTCAGGCGGATTCGGATACAGTTCAACAGGATATAATGGCACATATGGTACTGCAATAACTATGGACGGTGCTATTATTGCTGATTTTATTACAGCAGGTGTACTCCGTGGCTTGGAAATTTCTAATGGAAATGGAACATTTCATGTAGGAACAGATGGAAGTGTAACTGCATCAGCGTTCAATATGACAGGTGGCAACATAAATCTTAGTGCAGATTCGGAACTGAATAGCCTTATCTCTATGAAGTACAATCAATATAGTATTAGGATAGCTCCTGTTGAATGGGTTGTAAAAAATACAGATTACAATTGCCAAATACTATGCCAAGGACATACACTGTATTTTTATAGCGACCTAAGCGAACCAAAAATTAGTGCATACATTTCTTCAAGAGACGGCACGAGTACCTTTACCAAAACATATTCAAATGACTTCCTTTATAAAAACGATGATAGTGACACAGGATATTTTTCTCTAAGAGATACGATTAATTTATTAAAATCAAGAATATCAGCACTTGAAAGCAAATAGGAGTGATTTATGAATATAAAATTAAATGAATTTAAAATCAACGCACCACAGGCAAAAATACGCACAGACTTCAAAATAATCAGCAGAAATTTTAAACCGCCAAGCGGCTCGGCGACATTATTTTCAAATGGTGCAATCGGAAAAGGCGGAAATGCGACGAAAGGGGATTTATAATGGCTATAGAAAAATTTACATTTACTGGATCAAAATCAAATCCAAATGATGCAGAGATACTAAAATATTTTCAGGATAATGCAAAAGATTATTTTAATAAAATAGAGTATACATCTGGTAATAGAACCATAACACTATCGTCAGGTTCTACTGCAAAAATATCTATTTTAATGGACAGTTCATACCCAATAAATATTGTTA